TTCTTAGGTAATGCTGCTAACCCAACTGGTAATGTTCTTGGTACACCACAATTTATTGTTGGTGGTACAAGTGGCGCAGTAGTGACAGCAGCCAATACTTCTGCAACTGAAAATGTCATGGTGTATATTCGTGGAACTATGAGAATTAATGCGGCAGGGACTGTAATTCCACAGTTCCAATTCAGTGCTGCTCCCGGTGGGGCACCTACAGTTAAAGCACAATCATTCTTTCGTTGTTGGCCAGTTGGTCTCAACACTGTTACAGCCGTAGGTAATTGGAGTTAATAATGAGTATTAAATCCGCAACCAATTATTGCGCACTAACTCACTTTGATGCATATCAATGTGTTGTCTCTCATCTACCTCACCTACCAGATTGGCTAGTGATTAGTGTTGAAGTAGCCTTTTGGGCTATCGTCATTCTATTTGTTCTATCACTTATCGAACGAGTTAAGAACCTTGTCATTATGATATGGACGATAGGTAAGTGGTTACTCGATCCGGGTATACAGCTTTTAAAAGATGTGTATGCTTGGATTAAGAACAAGGTGAAGTAATGTTCGGAGTGGAAATTAAAGACATACTACTTGCCTTAGTTACTGCTCTATTAGGTGGCATAAGCTTTCTCATTCGTAAGATTTTAACGAGCGAAAAGAAAATTGCCATACTAGAAACTGCTCTCCTAGAAATGAAGGAAGAACGTAAAGCTCATGATGAGAAGGTTGATGATATGTTAACCGAACTCAGATATGACATAAAGAGTTTGCTCCAAAGCAGACCATATCCACGTCCTAAACACATAGATCAATAAGACAAAAATAAACCCTCCCCGGCTGTGAAAAGCTAGGGAGGGTTCTCTATATTGTGGGAGGGAACGGATTATACGGAGGTATGTAAGGTTCGTTCGGTATTAGGCATCACCACCTTTCTTCATAATCATATCCCAAAGTTCAATTGCTTCTTGTACAAGAACTTTGGGGTCAGTTGTAACATTCTCTTTTTGTGAAATACGGATCATAAGGTAGTCTCTAATAAAAACTTCTCGTTCCATTTTTATTCCTTTAATGAGTTAATGAAGTCATCATGGTTACCAATGTGAGTTCCGTCTAAGAAGATTTGTGGGACTGATCGTGCTGTAGGTAACCTATATTTAAATTCAGCACGAGCTAAGTGATCTGTCTCGATATTTTTCTCAACAAAATTATAGCTTCTAGATTTCATAACGTTCTTAGCACTATCACACCAAACACAATTGTTACGTGTAAATATCTCATACAAGGTTAGTTCTCCACAAACAAATCATCTATCTCGCACTGGCCACCGATGCATGCAATCTCATTGATAAGATTGGTCTCATCTGTTAGCTCGATTACTTTGGTCAAATCAACTTCATTCAAATAGGCTTCGAGAAATCTATACCTATCTTCACTAATGTTCTCAAATGGAGCTTGAACATATGTACCATTATCGTAAGGTAATACAGAGATACCATTGTATTCGTCCCTATGATCCCACATCCATTGGCCAACTTCATCCCACTCATTGTCACGAATACTTACCGTAACCGAAACATTATTCTGATTATCTCCAGTACGGTAACCAGTCCTGACCCAATTGCGGTTATAGCGACTAACACGCGAGAGTAGGTCGAGAGCTTTTTCCGTTCTGTAAGTAGCTCCTGCTGGAGCAGCTTGAGGGATAGCGATGATGCCGGTTTTTGGGTCTCGTTCGTCTTTTTCGACAAGTTGTGGGAGTTCCTTAGCTAGGTATTTATAGACGCTCTCATTTAGTGTAAATCGCATACGGCGTAGATAGTAGTCATTATGCCAACCATGGATACCAGAGGATGAACCTACAACTAATGAGGTTGTGCCACTAGGCTTTACTGTGGTGACACGAGACGCTTTGTTAATGCCTATGGTAGCAGAGATAAAGAAATTTGTATTCGATGCAACTCTAGCAGCTTCTTGCTCATCAAGTCTCTCAATTGCATTACTTGCAATTCCAGTGATGCCAACTCCGATAAGAGCGTCTGCTTCAGTTGTTGTTTTCCATATCGGACGGAGGTAATGGAAATTTGTGTATCCGGCTTGCAAGGTCCCGATGAAAGCTGCGTGTCTTGCTCGATTGTTAAAGTCATCTTGATCTACGATATCCGAAGCGTTGATTTCTGTAAGATTACAGAATTGATAGGGTCTAAGCGCAATTTCACAACAAGGGTTAGTGCCCCAGTCGGGATTGTTTGTCCAGTAAAATCCGGGCTCACCAGAACCACTTCTATGGACACTTGACCAGAGTTCATCAAACTCTGCTCTATCCACTGAGCCTCTAAGTAATGCAACGGAATTGTTAGCTCTAGCTCGCTGTGGATTGGCATTCCACCACTCTCCTGATTTACATTTAAGCATTTCTATGTCGTTGTTGCTAAACAACGCAATCATCGCAGCTCGTCTAATACCGCCTGTAAGGACAGCATCAGCTTCATAGCACGCGATGTCGTGAGCCTCAAGTGGGCTAAGCTTTCTGCCGATTGCAGCCTCGAAGATCGTAGCAATCTGATTGAGGCAAGTGCGTAGAGGCGCAGGACCCGGAGCTTTCCCTCCAGTAACGACAAGCTCTCGTCCCTTTTCTCTGATAGCTGAATAGTCAAAGTCAATCCTTTCTGTTCCGTTGAAATAGGAGTTGGCTAAAACTTTAACTGCGTCAGCCCATCCTTCAATAGTGTCTTCGATTTGGTAAACCCGTCCAACGCCAATAGGTGAGTTGACGATTGGGAGTTTGTCAACATGGCGATACTGAACAGAGTAGCCAACACCAGTGCCACCCAAAAGAAGAAACATAATTTCAGCAAAAGCTTCAACGTCCTCCACAGGAAGGTACGCGCAGTTGTATATGCGGGAATTGTTCCGCTCAATTGGAAGTCCACCAAACTGCAAAGAGCGCATACTCGGAAGAACACGTTTTGGAAGTACGCTTGTAGCGTATACATTCCTAATTTCCTTTTCTAGTTGTGGGTATTTAGCAATGTGCATTGCTTCATTGCGTGCACAAATTTCTTCCCAAGTTTCACGACGCCGTAGGTCTTTACGATAACGTGCATACTTACTATAAATTGTGATGTCTGATAGAATTTGATTGGATGGCGTCATGTATTCTCCTACGTTATTACGAGTGTTTCAACTCCTGCTTTCTGAGCACGTCTAATCATATCGTATGTACCTTTACTATTCTTGGTAGGGAACGCTACAACTAAATCAGGTTTACCTTCGTCAAGCATTTGTTGATTGCGTGATGAACCACCACGTTTACCTAGATGATAATGATATGGGTATGTTTCTTTAGCTAGTCCAAAGAATTGAGCATAACTATACGCCATATGATCAGCACCCGGTGGATATTTCTTTTCTGGATCGTAGCCACATATAATTTTTAATGGCCATGCCCATTTATTTCTCAATGGGCTAATGTGAGACCTAAATAACTCCTTATCATTGAAATCTCTCCCACCACATATCAAGACATTGACGTGAGTGCGGTCCATGAATATTTCAACTCCGGTAAGGTAGAAATGATAGTGTTCCACTGAGAGGCCAGTTCTCTAATCTCTGCTTGAGCATGAGCATCAGAACGTAACCTATAAGCCCTAGCCCAAGCAGCAAGGCTGCCCGTGACATAATATGACGTGTACATACTTTGTGGAAGAACCATACGAGCTTGTTCAGGTGCAACTCCGCTGTCAATCATCATTTTATAAAATTCAGAACAGTGTTTTATAAAACGCTCATATTGAGGTTTAATCTGTCCACCATAAACGTCACCACGAATATAACTAACTACTTCATCTGAAGAGCCTTGCTTAAGGTTTTCAGCCCTCTTTCGCCACTGTTCAGGATAATAGAAATCAGGCTCGTCATCAACGTATCTTCGTGATACCTCGTTATAGGTAAATCCAACCATATGTTTGAAACGCTGACGAGCAACGAAGATTGGTACTGTTTCACGCATGGTAATGGTAACATGTGTAAATGGCGTAAAATGATTGTGTTTAGCTAGATAGGAAATAAGCTTTTGATCTTTCTCCCACAGAATTTTTAGTCTGTCTTCACCGAAGACAGGGTGAGCCCATTCACTTTCCTTATCAAAACTTACACGGGCAGCGTTCACAACTGTGAGGTCACTGCCCATGCTATTAATCAGTTCGGCCTTCAAGTGTTTACGTCCGCTAAGATACCCATTTCAACAAGTTGTGATTTAGTTACCAGAATAGGATTGTCCTTTTCAATTAAACATACATTCTTATCAAAATGAACAAGGAAATAGGTTGTGCCATCATTCTGGTAGATGCCGACAGTAGTCCCATCATCTGCATGTCCCGCAAATTTAGTAATGGGAATTTGAATAACTTCACTCATACTAGTCATAGTAGATACATCAATAGGACTGATACATTTATCATCTGCAAGTACAGGTGATGTAATAAGTAGAGCAGCTAATGCTGCAAGTAGAGTTTTCATCTATGCGTTCCTCAAAAGGTTTACATTTTTCACGAGTTCTGTATAACGAGTGCGAGCCCAACCCCCACAGCTACCACATATAAAACGCTGATACTTACCTGTATTGGTGTAGGTAAACCCACGGCGCTGGATATGATGAGAACCGCACTTAGGGCAAGATATGCTTGTATCATCCTCGGAAGTGTTAATAGAAACACTAGGATGTCTACGCATGTATGGAAGCATCTTAAGGTAAACTTCTTCAAGTGTCTTTACATCCTGAATGTTATAGGTCTTCATTTCAGCCCATGCCTCAGCATTACCTTTGAGACACTCAGACCAAAGTTCAAATCCCGGAAACTTCTTATGTGCTAACTTAGGTGCACACTCAAGAAGAATAGCCAGATACTCAAGATTGTTAGCAGGGAAGTTAAACTCATAACGAGCCACCAATAAAGTGTCCACGATCTTGTACGGAGACGGGGGTTTAAGGCCCACGACCAAGGCTCGGCCTTGAATAGTAGGTAAATCAAACTTAGCCCCGTTATGAGCGACAACAATGTCAGCGCTGTCCAATACGGCGAGTAACTTTCTAAGAACATTCTTTTCACTCTGATGCTGGGTATCTTCGTAGTAGACGGCATCCTCATCTAGCCACTTGTAAGCAAAGCTAGCAATTGTACTATGCTCTAGAACCTGCTTAGCTCCAACGTTCTCTTTATAAAATTTCCAAACATGAGCTACGTTAGGAAACGTTTCAATATCAAGGATTAGTATCTTGGCTTTCATTGAGTTCCTTTATAGTTGAGGTTTCAGGTTTCTTAAGCTGAAACCATATTAGGAATAGGGCATTGCATCCCACATGGGACCAATGAAGTAAGCCGCTTTCAATATCTCTAACTTCTCCCTGTTGGATCGAAGTTAGATGACGTAGTAATGCGTTAGTATATCGTTCCTCACCATTGGGCACTGTCTGCCATGAATGAGCAGCATATTTCTTAGCACCAAATGTAAGAACCTTAGCAATTTCATATAGGCTCTCGAATGGCAGTAACCACATACGTGGCTTATCACCATCGTATTTCATTCCAGTTTCAGGCATTTAAGAAATCACTTAGAGTATCAAATTGCTCAACTGATGGATGCCAATTGAAAACATTTTCACGTTCACCTATGATTACACTTCGTTTACCTTTGGCCAAACCGTAACCAAATTCTACATTACGTCCACCACCTTTATACATAGTTCCATATGGGCAGGTAAATGAAAGTACAGTATCTGCCTTGTCTACATCTTCTAAGTCGAAGATAGCAATTTCCTCATTAGATTTACCAGTTTCTCCACCATATACCCATCGAGAAGTAATATCATAACCTTCAAGTGTTAGAGTATTGGCAATCTTCTCCATCTCTTCTCGTCGAGAATAAAGAGAAGCGATATAAATTGAAACAGTCATTGCATTCCTCGAATGAGTTCACGACGAACATTCTCATAACCTTCAGTTACAAACCGGTTATGCATCTTAATTATATCGATTTGTTCGTCTCGTTTGAATTGTGCAGCATAGTTGTAAGCGGCTCCCTTACCGAGAGCCTGCTTCAAATTGTACATAATGTTAGTACGGTTGTAGGTACGTAGTGTTTTGTTAGCTACGTCTGAAAATCTAGGAAACTTCAATGTCGTCTAATTCCTTGTTACGCTCTCTACGAGCTTTGGCAATGGCTTTTTCTTCATCACTCTTTTTCATATGGCATTCATGACAAAGAACTTGGAGATTATCCGCCTCGCAAAACAGTCTATTAATAAAAGAGTCCCAGCTAACAAACCCAACATCAGGATCAATAGCTGGGATAATGTGATCAACGTGGACATTCTTTACTCGTTTTCCACCCACTTTAATCGAAGCCGGTACTTCTTGTTTGCATTGGGCACACCTATAGATGCCAAAGGATAATCGAGCACCTTTAAGACAATTTGCAATAGGCGCCCATCGCATTGTGGTACGTCTAAGATTGGATGTGATAAACGAGTTAAATCTAGCCTCAGTCCATTGTTTTCCATTACGAGTTTTCGGTCCTGATGGCCTTGCCACGTAACTCCTGTTCTAGTTCTTCTATGCGGTCTTGCTGACCACGAATAATCTGAACTAATTCTTCAAGTGAATATCGGGAGTATTCCCTAACCTCATTCATATCCATTACAAATAATCCTTTGGATTAAACATTTTCAAACTACCATCGGGGTTACGTTCTTTTACAATCCAAACTAAGTTGCATTGTTCCCTAAGTTGGGTTTTCCAACTGTCACCATAACATTCTTGATAGACATTGGAAACGGCAAGTAAACCTTCTCGTTCGGTTCTGATGGTTGAGAGTAAGTTATAAGCTTTGACGGGTCCCCATCCACGTAACCCTCCAATGTTATCCACAGTATCACCGCAGAGGAGTTGTCCGAGGAAGAATACAAAACCACCTCCTGTAAGCTTATAGGTGGATTTACGAGTAAGCTCAATCTGTCCGAAATTATCGTATCTGTGTGGTCCAAATTCAGCCTGCTTTCCTACTTCCCATCCGTAATGCCATCCGGGGCATTGACGTAAATCTTTATCTCTTGAACAGATAATTGTTTCTGAACCCATCGAAGTCTGAGTGATACTGAGTTCATCGTCTGCTTCACATCCGTTAGCAACGTTGACATTGTATCTCGACAGAGCGTATGCTCGTAGGTTCCTGTAGTGATAAGGTTTAGGCTGAGTTCTAGTTCCCTTATATGGTTTCGTAACTGCCGTAGCATAACGAAAGTTAGGGATAAACTTGTCTCCCAATAGGGATTTATCCCCTGTGATAAAGAAGCAACTCCCTTGATCTGCTGCAACTGATTTTTCAATTTCTTCAATTCGTTGATCAAGGATGTTGGAGACAAAATCGAAATCGAGGATTTCTCCATCTTTAGTTTGTCCTATAGCTGAACATTCGTGAAGAAGAATATCACCGTCAATTAACGGCTGCATCTTCAGGCATCGGCTGGAAGTCAAGCTGTAACATTTCAGTAAACTTCTTCTGCCTACTCTTACCCATCTTAATCAAATCGTGAGGGTCAATCAGAAGCAGTCCCTGATCAGGCTTGACGTGACCATCTTTAGTCACCCTATGACAGAGGGTATAGACACGCTGTAGATAGGGATCAGCGGCTTCAATGGGCAGAGCCTTAAGCCCTGCCACAAAGAACCAATCACGAATACGAGCCCCACCCTCTACGTCCTTAAACTTATCAGTATTGAGGATGGTGAAGTCACCTTCCATAATATATTTGATAGTGTTCTTACTCAATGAATTTCCTTAATAGATTTGATAGCTGCTTTAATAATCGTCATATCCCCACACCCTGACTCTGCATCAGACATATGTGACACAACTGTTATGTACTTTTTGGTTTCTTTGACCACATAGCCAATTGAAGTCATCAACATTGGGGTTAATTCATGATATTCTTCAAGACGACGCCACTGGTGTAAATGGTAGGAACAATGATCCCACCACTTGATCTTTACCCATTTATTTAGATAGGACATATAAATATAGTCGCTCCGCTCTTTTTGTTACCAATTACCATCGTCATCTGGTTCAGGCTCTCCCTCAAAAGGGATGTCATCGCTTACGCTTTGACTCACCTCTTGATTTGCAATAGCCTTTACACTGGCGGTCTTTTCACCACGGAATGCACGACCAAAGGGAGTGTCTTCAAAATTCAACGCCTTCTTAATACGGTCTTTAATCCAATCGGGCAGTTTCTCAAAAACTTCAAAGTTTTCTTTACTATCATTTTCTAGAGAAAATACGACTTCCGGAT